TTGGATAAGAACCGTAATGGTAAACTTGATGCTCATGATTTCAAGCTTCTACGCAAAGAAGAAACTGAACTCGAAGAAGGGTTCATCAATGGTCGTGAGTATGCTTCACAAGGAGTGATGCACCCAGATCATGCAAAATTCCACAAAGTAGGTAGCGCCATGGATTTCTATGCGCATGGAACTGGCGACAAGATCTCAGGTAAAGTCACTAAGAATGACGGCAAAGAAGTTCACATTCAAGCAGATAAGTCTAGTGGTGGTAAAACTCACAAGTTCAAAGTAACGCCAAATTTACCAAAACCCGTCGAAGAAGGTTGGGACGATATGCTGAATGCTCGCAAAGAGCGTGACGCTAAAAAGGGAACTGGCAAGTTCGACACCAAGAAATATAGCACTGGTACAGTTTACACCAGAAAGCGCGAGACTTTCTCGGATGAAGATGACGCTGCTTCTGATAAGAAAGCCGAAAAGCAAGCTCAAGCAGCAACTGGTGAAGCTCCAGTTAAGCGTGGTCGCGGACGTCCAAAGGGTTCCTACGGTTCCTATAAGGCTCGTTCAGCCGAAACCAATGCTCGTGCAGCAGCAAAGTCAGCAGCGTCAAAAGCAGCCAATCGTGCCAAGCTAAAAGAAGCATTCGATGACGAAACGATCGCAGCGATGTTCGAAAGTTTCGAGTGTGACATGGATTACATCGATTTTGAGGATCTTCTGCAGTGTGAAGAGTTCGATTCGATCGACGAAGCATGCATGAGCAAGATCAAGGAAAAAATCAAGAGCGGCAAGTCGATTAAGGAAGATGTTTCCGAAAGTCAACTTGACCTAATGATCCTGGAAGCTCTTGGTAAAGAAGCTTCTGCAGGAAAATGGATTTCTGATTTTATCAAGTCAGATAACCCTCGTTTTGCGGGTAAATCAAAAGCAAAAAGAAAAGAGATGGCTCTCGCAGCCTACTACGCCAAACAACGTGGCGAATAATTAAAGGAGAAAATTATGCCTCTGTGGGGAAAAACTGACGTAGCAGGTAGTAAGCCAAAATACCTATCTGTTGCGGACAAAGCAAAAACAGTATTCGTGTCAGCTGAGGAAGCTCTTCTGGCAACGAACAAGAAAAAAGGAATCACTGGTGCTGGCTGGTGGTTGATGAATGAGTATACGGATGCATCCGGAGCTACTCGTTACAAGGCTGAGTGTCTAGTTGCTATGACTGTTGCTAATGCAACTTCTGGTGATGCAGCTGATGATGCTACAGTTGCTGACGTTGAAGTGACAATCACTATCAGCGCACAGCCAACTGGTCAGGATACATCTTCCGGCGCAGCTACCTTCAGCGTTACAGCAGCAGCTTCTTCTGGCACTGTCACTTACCAGTGGCAGCGTCGCCTGGCAGGTGCTACTCGTTGGACGAACGTCGCTGGCGCAACTTCTTCGAGCCTGGTTCTGTCTGGTCAACTGGCTGGAAATGACAACGACGCATACCGTGTCGTTCTGGGTTCGGACAGTGGCGCAGTTAAGGTCACTTCGGACGCAGCTGTGCTGAATTTCGTTGACTAATAAGTGATTAATGAGAAGAACTTTTTACAGACAGCGCTGCATAGTTATGACAACGTGCAGTGCATCACTCTCGATGAATTTCAAGAAGATGTAAATCGTTTTTCTCATATCAAGAAAATACTGTCAAGGTATGTTGATGGAGCAGGGGTTCTTAATGAGCGTCTGCTCCTTAATCATTTGGTGATACTGTATAATGTATTCGGATCAAAAGCAACCGAACTCTTGTTGTTTAAGATAGAAAACAGATACTTCGGTGTTCTGTTTCCATTCCTTATACTCCTAAATAGATTACCGGAAGAAGCGTTCCAGGAGTACCCCGATGTTGTACTGGACGAAAAAGTAATACAGACTTTAAGGCAGATATAATGCGCATAGTCGATAATTTAGCAGCAATACGTTTAATATGGCTATTAGCAACCCCATTTGAAAAGTTTGACGCGTTCAAACTAGGGTTGATTGATGCCAATGGTAATAAGTTAAAGAAGGCAGAAACTTCTGAAGAGAAGAATGCCACATCCATGCTACATAGATTGGTATGGAATTTAAAAAGAATTATTGCATTAGTTCCTGGCGGCAAAACAAGAATTGGTAGCTTAGTAGCTGCATATTTGTTAGTCAAAGAAGCCGAGGAACAAGGCTACAATGAGTTTCAACTGGAAGAAGAAATAGTTTCCAAGTTCCAGTTACTTCGTTCTATTAGATTCATCGAAGAAGAATTGCTAGTTGAAAAAGCACTAAATCTTCTTGAAGACGGAGCAGCAATTGCTAATGTAACTGGTCCAGCAACTTCAACGGATCAAGCAGCGATTCGCAAACCAAAGAAAACGTTTAAAGATCAGTCTAAGTATAAAGAAGGTAAAACTATACGACAGGTTGGATTGGTTTAATGACAAATATAATAGCTCAGATTTTAGTTTCCATTTCTATCATCGCTGGCATTTTCGCTGGCGGGATGTATTATGAAGAACAGAAATGGGAAGATAAAATGGCGAAAGCCCAAGCTGAGATTGATAGATTAAAGATTGAATCCGGAAAAGTAACTATTAAGATTGTAACTGAATATGTTGATAGAATAAAGTACATTGATAGAATCCAAAAGGTAAACATACCAATCTACATCACAAAAGAAGATGATGCAAGATGTACAATCAATCAAGGTACGGTGGACTTATTAAATTCCGGAGCAACTAATACTCCTGCCCCGCCAGTTACGGATAAAACGAAAGAAGATTCGGAAAAGAAACTCAGTGAACTAACTGCAGTGACCCGTGAGAACTATATAACTTACCACAAGGTCAAAGCTCAGTTAGAATCCTTACAGAAATGGATTACTGAGCAGGAAAAGAAGTGGAATGGAAAATGAAAGTATTTATGTTTGTTCTGTTTGGGTTTATGTTAACTGGTTGTGATACAATCTATAAAAAACCAGAGTTCCCAAAACCTCCTCCTGAACTGATGCAACCAGCCCCTGAGCTAAAGGTACTATAATTCCTACACTACACTAATGATTATACTACAAAAAGAGAGTTAGAAAAATAAACTCTCTTTTTTATTTCAGCACTTTACTTTTATTATCGTTTGAGGCATAATTGAGCTATGTCTTCTTACTACATCGATCTAAAGTACACCCGCATCCTGGGTTCTCGCCTAGCAAACTTCAGGCAGCGAAAGGCTGATCTGTTCACCTTTAGCCATACGTGTGAAGAGAACCGTCATGGCAAGCTCAAGGAACGTGGGTATTTCTATAGGCAAAAAGAATCCATGATGGTTAAATGCCACCATTGTGGAATGAGTCATCGTCTAGGGACATTCATCGGTTTAGTTGATCCAACGCTAGCGAATGAATATAAGATGGAGACTTATAAGGAGAGGGTTGCTAGCGGAACAATACTGCAAAAACCAAAACCCTCGCCGAAACCAGTTATTAAACAAGAACCCGTTGATTCAGTTCTTGATGGTTTGACTTCCTTATACCAACTTGGTGATAAACATCCTGCATACAAATATGCAGTTAAGAGAGCAATTCCAAAGGAACACTTCAAAGAAATCTTTTTCGCGCCGAAATTCTTTTCCTTTGCAAAGAAATACAAAGATTCCTTCACTAAGATTAGCAAAGATTACCCTCGTCTGGTATTCCCATATTTCGATGCTAATGGCAGAGTATATGCATTCACTGCCCGCGCATTTGGAAAAGAAGAACCTAAGTACATATTCGTAGGCATTGACGAAGATGCCACAAGAATATATGGTCTAAATCGAATTGATTCCACCAAAACTGTTATTGCAGTTGAGGGTCAAATCGATAGTCTCTGTATAGATAATTGTATTGCAGTTGGTGGTGCCGATTATAGCTCTCATATACTGAAATCTCTTCAGAGTAACCTTGTCGTTGTTCCGGATAACGATTTTGTTCGGAATAGACAGGTCGCCGACTCAGTAAATAAGGCAATAGAACTCGGATTCGCCGTGTCATTGTTTCCTGAATCATTTAAACATAAAGATATCAATGATGCAGTTAAAGCTGGTATGGATAAAACCGAACTGCGTCAAATGATATTAAACAATGCTAAATCAGGTGCTGAGGCTAAGTTAGAACTAATATTCAGAAGGAAATGTTGATGATCGATGCTACTAAATTCCAATACGCAGATACAATATTTGACCTAGTTGCCTTTGATCTTCAATCAATAAACCCAGACAAAACTCTTTTTAATATCATCATAAAGTTTTATAAGACCGATGACGTCAAGAAAGAAATTGTTGGTGGTATGTATATGAGAACAAATATAGTCGTCTCCGGAACGGGGGAGGCTTTCGTTTCCATACAGGACATGTTAGAGTCCGGTATTTTTTTACAAGAAATTAGTGCCACTGGCTTTATCTATGACGAAAACAACGTTAAAATAGATTCCGTAAACTGGAACGAGATCGAGTACGCTGACGTTGAAGCGGCAACTCTTAAGGCATTAAATACAGTTCCTGGTAACTCAACAATTCACTAAGGTAAATTCATGACAATCATAAAGATAGATTCGCGAGTGTGCGATAAAATTGAAGACGACGTATTCATTACGAATTACTTAAAAGAAATCATCAACCAACAACTTGGTGAATTTAAAGTTGACGTAACTGGTCAGTCGGATTTCATTAAGACTAAACTAAGTAACATTGTTAACAAACTCATGTTCTTTTACACTCAGCGTAACATCGATGTCAAAATTGGGTTTTATGAGAAGGTAACTCCGAAGCAAGAAACCGTCATTGAAGTTGAGATTATGCCAGCAGTAGTTGCAGAAGAAACTTCAATGGAAGAAATTACAGTAGTTGAAGAAGTCGCCACTCCCAAGAAAAGAAAATAAATCATGAATATAGATTATACCAGGGATTCCCTGTTTGATGAACTCGGTCTGAAGCGTTTAAAAGATTCTTATATGAGGGATGATGAAACTTCCCCACAAGATAGGTTTGCGTATGTTTCTAAATCCTTTGCTTCTAATCCTGAACACGCTCAGCGTCTTTATGATTATAGTAGCCGCCATTGGCTTTCTTATAGTACTCCAATTCTTTCATTTGGTAGAAATAAGCGTGGCTTACCTATATCTTGCTATCTCGACTACATCGAAGATACTGCGGAAGGGCTTGTCGATAATCTATCGGAGACTAATTGGCTGTCTATGATGGGTGGCGGCGTCGGAGTGCATTTCGCAATCCGTGGCGCCGATGATAAGTCAGTTGGTGTCATGCCTCACCTGAAGGTATACGACGCTGCTAGTCTCGCATTTAAACAAGGAACGACTCGTCGCGGTTCCTTCGCTGCGTATTTGGACATCAGTCACCCCGACATCATTCAGTTCCTTGAGATGCGCAAGCCTACTGGCGACCAGAATATGCGCACTCTCAACATGAATCACGGTATCAATATCACCGATGAGTTTATGCAGATCATTGAGAACTGCATGGTTGATCCGGATGCAGATGATCGTTGGGAACTGAGGCAGCCGAACAATGGCAAGGTCGTTGAGGTTGTGTCTGCCAAGGAATTGTGGATGCGTATTCTTGAGATGCGCATGCAAACTGGTGAGCCGTACCTTTGGTTCATTGACACGGCAAATAAAGCTGTTCCTGAATACCAGAAGAAACTGGGTCTTCGTAATAACGGTTCTAATCTTTGCTCAGAGATTAGTTTGGTTACATCAAAAGAAAGAACAGCGGTTTGCTGCTTGTCTTCACTGAATCTGGAATACTACGATGATTGGAAGAATGACGCGCTATTTGTCGGCGATGTTTTGGAAATGCTTGACAATGTTATTACTTATTTTGTTGACAATGCACCTGATCATATTGCTCGTGCTCGCTATTCCGCTATGCGCGAGCGCAGCGTTGGTATTGGTATGCTTGGGTTTCACGCATACTTGCAGCGGAACGGAATCGCCTTTGAGGGGGTGATGGCGAAATCGCTTAACAATAAGATCTCTCGTCATATTAGAACCCAACTCGACGCCAAGAATGAACAACTGGCAATTGAGCGTGGCGCTTGTCCTGATGCAGCAGAAGCTGGAGTTATGAAGCGTAACTCTCATGTTATGGCTGTTGCACCAAATGCCTCAAGCTCTATTATAATGGGTAACACTTCTCCGTCAATTGAACCGTATGCCGCTAACGCATATCGTCAGGATACTTCTTCTGGTGCTTACTTGACCAAGAACCGATTCTTGGATAAAATCATCAAGGAAGAATCCGCTAAACATAATGAGTCTTGGTATGATGACACGTGGGCATCCATTATTGCAAACGATGGATCTGTTCAACATCTGGACTGGATGGATGAAGAAACCAAGATCGTATATAAGACTGCCAATGAAATTGATCAACGCTGGATTATTGAACATGCATCTGATCGTCAAGCGTACATTGATCAAGCACAGAGCGTGAATTTGTTCTTCCGCCCTGATGTTAACGTCAAGTACTTGCATGCCATTCATTTCATGGCGTGGAAGAGCGGATTGAAGTCACTTTATTACTGCCGCAGCTCTAAATTGCGTAAGGCTGATAAGGTCGGTCAAAGAATCGAGCGTAAGCGTATCGAAGACGAGATTGACATGGAATCCCTAGTTCAAGGAAACTCCTGTATTGCGTGTGAAGGATAATATGACCTTCGATATCAAGTGGATATCCACTCTGTTCTTTATATTCGGTGGAACTTCAGTTGCTCTGCAAGCTCCCTGGATTAAATACGCATTCCCTGGGTTTGTTGTTTCGCATGCCATCCTGACGTATTATTTCGTCAAAGTGCATTTCAATAAACCCTTGTTGATTCAGAACGTATACTTCCTCGTTGTGAACAGCATTGCAACCTTCTTATGGTTTTCGAAATAAGGTGATTTATGATTAAGAAACACAAACCAAAACTGACTGAAACTCGTTCTTTCTATAAGCCATTCAACTATCCATGGGCGTATGATGCGTTTATGCAGTCGGAGCAAATGCATTGGCTCGCCCAAGAAGTTCCGATGTTAGAAGACGTTGCTGACTGGAAGAACAAGTTATCCGAGAATGAGAAGCAATTCTTGACTCACATTTTCCGATTCTTCACTCAGGGTGATATTGACGTTTCTGGCGCTTACGTTAAGAATTACCTCCCCACGTTCCCTCAACCAGAAGTGCGAATGATGCTGAGTAGCTTCGCTGCTCGTGAAGCAATCCATGTTGCCGCTTACTCTCATCTTATCGAAACTCTAGGAATGCCGGAAACGACGTACAATGAGTTTCTTGAATATGATGAAATGAAAGAGAAGCATAATTACGTTGAATCTTTTGTTGGTGGTGACACGAAGAATATTGCTGAACAGATTGCTGTATTCTCTGCATTCACTGAAGGCATGCAGTTGTTCAGTTCATTCGTTATGTTGCTTAATTTTTCTCGATTCGGTAAGATGAAGGGTATGGGTCAGATTATTGCTTGGTCAATTGCGGACGAGTCCCTGCATTGTGAATCAATGATTCAGTTGTTCCGTGATTACATCAAAGAGAATAAGGAAATGTGGACTGACGAATTGAAGTCAAAGGTCTACGTCGTTGCTGAGAAGATGGTTGAACTGGAAGATAAATTCGTTGATCTTGCATTTGGGGTATCTGATATGCAAGGGCTAACTAAAGAAGAAGTGAAGCAGTATATTAGATACATTGCGGATCGTCGTTTGATCTCATTGGGTCTAAAGGGCATCTTCAAAGTTAAGAAGAATCCATTGCCTTGGGTTGATGGTATGCTTGGAACGACACATACAAACTTCTTTGAAAATAAAGTCACAGACTACGCAAAGGGAGCCTTGACAGGTTCTTGGAACGAAATTTGGGCTTAATTGGGGATAATATGAAACTGATTAAATTCTTTGGTTCTTGGTGTGCTCCTTGCAAGATGCTGGACAACGTTATTAAAACCACTTCTCATGAATTGCTAAATGATTACCAGAACGTTGATATTGACGAGGATATGGATATTGCAATGAAATATAAAGTTCGTGGAGTACCCACTCTGGTTATTGTTAATGAAGATGGTTCTGAAGTTCGACGGGTATCTGGATTTCAGAATGAACAAAAACTATTAAAATTTCTTAATGGAGAATAAATGCAAAAGGTTACGTTTACATGCGATGATTGTGAAGTCACCGGAACTGTTAGATTACCAGATGATTGTGACGATTACAGAGTTTCATTTTGTTGCTGCTGTGGGTCGCCACTACCAGAAGACTACGATTTTGACGAAGAATGATTGGCATTCTTTAGACGGTAGTGTTGTAACTGATTTTCCTGAGAAAGCCATTGGATTCGTGTATAAGATAACTCGAAAATCTGATGGCAAGTATTATATTGGAAAAAAGAAATTAACATTCAAGCGGACGAAAGTCGTTAAAGGCAAAAAGAAGCGACATTTAGTCGAGTCAGATTGGAAAACCTACTATGGCTCATCTGAAGAATTAAAGGAAGAAGTTAAAACTCTTGGGGAAGATTCATTCCGCCGAGAGATTCTTCACATCTGCTATAGCCTCAGCGAATGTTCTTACAGAGAGACTGAAGAGATATTCAAGAGAGGTTGCTTGCTTGATCCGAACTGCTACAACAGTTGGGTTAGCGTGAGGATTAACAGGAAAAATCTCTCAAAGATGCGGCGAGATTTATAATATAATCCCTTGATTTTCTCCACCAGCGATCTTGTAATTTAACTTGTTTCG